TGTATTTAAATAAATAATTATGTTGACAAAAAATGAAAAAGCAAAATTAATTAAAGATGTCATAAACATCTTTGTAGCCGCAGGAGGAGTTGTAACACTTGCTTTTGCTATTTACTTTATTATTGACTATATTAAAAAATGGCACTGATGGAAGTAGAAATGAATAAGTATGTCATTCAATATGAAAATGGCAGAAGCGTAACAGTCACTGCAAGAAATTTGGAAGATGCTTTAGAGGAATTTAAACTACTGCGAATTGAAACAGCTACAAAAGAAATCAGAGTTATGTCAGCCTGGGAGAGATACAATAAACACAAGAAAAAGGAATCGTAATCATTTTGGTATTTTTAAGTTGTTTCATAGTGCGGAGATTTGCCTTCGCACTTTTTTTATAATTATTTTTAATATTTATATACAACTTATTTATTTTATATTACTTTTGTAAAGTCATTATGACAATCACATTAAACATCACACAATGAAAAAGAATTTTAACAACCAAAACTTTGAATGGCTATTTGATGATATTACATCTACAATGCCTAAAATTATCTTTGTTGGCATTATTTTAACCTATGCCATCACCGCAGCACTTAACGTGTATTTCCTTCCTCTGCCTTTAATGCTTTCTATACCTGCCTCTCTTATGTTGCAGTTTGGTAGATTTGCCATTGTCTTTATTGACTTTCTTAATCCATCCAGTAAGAGATCAGTTTATCCTCCCAAGGTTGCAGCAATAGCTACCGTAGTAGCATTGTTAGAATTATTCTTCTCTATCCAAGGCCAGGCTACTGGCGCAGAGTTCTATGCTATGTTCTTTTTTATTGGCACAATCATCTGCTTTGGATATGTGTTAGAAATACAATTTATTGAGAAGGGCATAGAAGCCTACGGTATTGGCATGAAAGCACCAAGAAAGCGTAGTGTGCCAAAGAAGGATAAAGAGCCAGTACAGATGAACACAACGGTGCGCAGCGTACAATTATCACTGGCAATTATGTTAGTGCTGGGAGTAACTACTGTAAATGCTCAAAACAATCATTATTTAGCCTATAATACTGTTGGCTTTAAAAAAATAGGAAATAAATTGTTAGAAAGAAGTTATTACAGCGAGGCAGATAATACATACACAGTAGATACGATTACCTATGATATGTTATCCGGAATAAATTTGTGGGATGGATATAGCAATACAACATCAGATAACTGCTTGTTTATGACTTTTGGAACACTTAATTTAGAGTATTGTCCTTTTTTTGAATTATGGAAGCATAATAAAAAATACTATGACTATTATGATTTATTGAAATTTGTAAGTAACTATGTTAAACGTAACTTTTTAAATAAAAGGATAAATTATGATGAAATTCGTAGGCATAGATCCAGCCATGAGGCTAAACGGCTTGGCAGTTTGCGTGATTGATGATAAAAAAGTATATTTTGGCAGGTACAAGAATATGGCTGCATGGATAATGGATAGCCTAACATGGGAGAGAGATTGTGCCATAGTTGTAGAAGATTCTTCCCTCCAAAATATTACCTTTCGTAAACACGCAAATGTAAAAGCAAGTAACAAGATCAGCCGAAACGTCGGCATGAATCAAGGTGCATCCAGGACAATCATTGACTTATTAGAATTGAATGGACATAAAGTAAAAGGTATTTCACCGCAGCACAAAGGCAGCAAATGGACTATTGATTATTGTATGTCAGTCATAAAGGCAATGAAGTTAGAGGTGCATGGAAATAAAAAACTTTCACAAGATGAAATTGATGCTTTCCAAATAGCGTTAATTTCTAAAACTTATTACGAAAATGATGCAAATAAAGGTTATAGAAAAGAAACTCCACCGGTTGAACCTGGCATACATGGAGGAGACAATGAGGAGAAAGATTAATTATTTTTATGTTGACTACTTAGCCACCAGGATAAGGCAAGAAGAAACTAAACTAACACTTTTAAAAATAGGAAGTCATGCAGATAACTAAATTATTAAACGACAAGGAAATAAAGCATGGATTATTATTGGTAGAGAAATATCCAAAACCTATTAATAAAAATAATGTTGTAAACACAAATAGTGCTTTACTGCAATTTTACTCCGGCAACGATGGAGCAGGTAGGAAGTTTTACCAATATATGAATCCAGAAAGATTACAGGCTATTTTATTTATGATAGTAAATAATACAAGTGAAAAAGACGATGTCAAAGCTAATGCAGCTGCCATGTTCAAGAAACTCTTCAAAAGTTGAGTGGTGTTTACTTAGTGTAATGTGGCCGCAGGTGTTTTTCCTGCGGCTTTTTTGTTACCACTCCACACCTTGCTTTATGGCATATTCAAGAATGCCTTTAGCGTGAGCTTTGGCTATTCCCTCCTGCCATTCTCTGTTTATCATCAACACAGTATCATTGTAATTTGTAAAGAATCCATTCTCTGTCAATACTGCTGGCACCTTTGTTGCAGTCAGCATTTGGAATTTTGCTTCTCTGTCAAGGTCACCATCACTGTAATCATGCCTATGTACCCAGCCTGGTGTTGCAGCTTTCACCTCCTCTCCAATTAATGTTGCAAGGAGATCCGCTTTAGTTTCACCTGGCGATGTAAACACCTCCCATCCTCTGGCAGATGTTGACGCTGCCGCATTGCCGTGAATGGAAACAAGCACAGTAGCCTTGCCTAAAGAAGCATAGCTATTTACGAGCTGACATCGTTTGTTAAGTGATGTATCAATTATAGGCTCATAGACCTTTTTAACCTGGAAGCCATAATCAAGGAGAAACTGCTCAAGGAAATTGGCAACAGAACGATTGAACACGCCCTCAAAAAACCAGCCATAGGAATGGAATTTACCGTGTTTATGTTGGAAGCATTTGGAAGGATAGGTGACGTATTTGTCTGGACCTATGCCTTTGCGTAGTCCACCATGCCCAGCATCTACACATACTACAAAATCATTTGGTTTCATATTTTTATATTTTTAAGGGGAATAGAAACTAATCTACTCCCCTCGGCCGCCTAAGGTAGCGAATCCTGCTGCGCCTATTTCTTATAGACGAAATCCGATAAGTGAAAAAGCTGCGGAAATCAAAGAAAATTTAGGAGGTACTTTGACTTCTATCGTTTTTCCCGCACATTCTTGAGAAGTTTCTTTAATCTTATCCCAAATTATTTGTGCAAGTCGCACATATTCCCGCCATGTAAATTTGACTTTGTTACCCTCAATGTAAACATTGACTTCTTGAGCAAGTTCTGCAAAATTAAGTGAATAACAAGCCACGTCGCCAAGAGGTGACTTTATCCCATCTGCATTTTTCAATGCGTCTTTTAAATTAGTCTGCATGATATTTGTTTTTAACGTTTAAAAAATCTAATTATTATTGTTCCAAGATTTACTCCAGTTATCCGCTTGACATTTTCTGCCACGCTGAACAACTCCGTTCCAGCGATGACCGAGCTGACGAGGTAAACAATAGGTATTGGGATTGCAAAAGTAAGCTGCGCACCGTGAAATATAAGGATAGATGTAAAATATACCACTATCTTCTCAGTTGTTCTGTACAGCCCTTTGCTCGTGATAGCCTTGCCCTCTTTCTTTGCTGCATTGATTCCCGTGACTGTGTCAGCTATGACCACTCCGATGGTGAATAAAAGGAAATGTTTGATCGGGAAGAAAAAAGAAAATATAAAGCCAGTTGTCAATGCCACGGCAAAAAAACCATAGCTTTGTTTAAGTAAGTTGTAAATTATTGACTTCATGTTATTCTTTTTTTATCAGCCGCACCTCACCATCTACGGTTGCAAATCTGCCATTAGCAAACTTGTATAAATCGTAGCGCACACCGTTAAAGGCGAAGCTAACTTGGTTTGTGAATGTGCTTAACAATAGATTAGTTGATATTGAATAAACTTTGCCATTGTCTGGATTAAAGATAAAACGGTTGTTATTATTCAACTGAATTTTACCTAAAATAATTACACCATCAAAATTTAAATTCCACGTTCCAAGAACAGCCGTTGTGTCCCTGAGTGCCGTTGACGTGTAAACAGGTCTTCCACTTATTTGCAAGTGAAG